TGGAAAGTATATTGGGCAATAGTTATATTATGTTTATTTCCTTTAATTATGATAATATGATAAAAAAAGAATGGCTATTTATGCAAACACCAAAAGAGAAAGCATACCAATTAGTAAAAGCATTTTATGTAGAAACAACAACAAGCACAGAAGCAAAGAAATGTGCTAAATTACATATAAGTCTTATACTTGAAAACGAAATACTAAAACCATCTAACAATATAGAATACTATCAAGAAGTATTAAACGAAATAGAAAAGCTATGAAAGAAAATTTATTGGTTAGCTTTAGCGGTGGTGAAACAAGTGCTTATTTAGCAAAGTGGTTATTAGATAATAAATCAGAAGTTTACAATCTTATTTTTGTTTTTGCAAATACTGGTGATGAAGAAGAAGAAACTTTGTTCTTTATAGATAAATGTTCAAAAGAATGGAGTATAAATATAGTTTGGGTAGAAGCTGTTGTACATCACAATGAAAGGATTGGAAGCACACACAAAATAGTTAACTTTAAAACCGCATCAAGAAATAGAGAACCTTACAAGGAGGTTATAAAAAAGTATGGCATACCAAATCAGAATTTTCTTCATTGTAATAGAGAGATGAAACTAAATCCTATTAAAAGTTATATTAAAAGTTTAGGCTGGAAAAAATATAAAACTGCAATAGGTATTAGAGTAGATGAATTTGATAGGATGAACAAGCATAAAGAAAAACTGGGTTTAATTTATCCTTTTATAACAGATAAACCAACAAGCAAACAAGAAGTTTCTTATTGGTGGTCAAAGCAAAAATTTAGACTGAAATTAAAAAGCTATAATACAAACTGTAAAACTTGCTGGAAAAAATCAGATAAAGTTTTGGCACAAGTATATAGGGACAATCCAGACTACTTTGATTTTAATAAAGAAATGGAAAATAAGTATGGTAAAAATAAATACACATTTTTCAGAAATGGAAGAAGCACAGAAGAACTAAAACAAGATTTAAAAAAAATAAACAAAGCACCAAAGGACAAACACGAAGATATAAATTTTCAAACAGATTTATTTTCACAAAGCTGTGACATATATTCTATGTGTGGTGATGATTAAAAAACCTATGACAAGAAAGAAACTAATACAAAAGCTACAACAACTATTAGACAAATTACCAAAGGGTAAAGAAAGAAAAGCTATAAGAGAAAGACTATTAAAATTAAAGCTGAAAAGATGAATATAACAAATGAAGATAATATGAAACTGATGGCAAGGTATGAGGATAACTACTTTGATTTGGCTATTGTAGACCCACCTTATGGTATAAGCATAAACAAACAATCACAAGGTAAAGGAGGTGGTGTTGCTAAAAAAATAAACTATACTCAAAAAGATTGGGATAGTGAAGCTCCAAACAAAAAATACTTTTTTGAATTATTAAGAGTAAGTAAAAATGTTATTATTTGGGGTGCAAATTATTTTATAGAAAATATACCAAATGCTAATAGTAGTTGTTGGATTGTTTGGGATAAAGATAATGGCGCTTCAGATTTTGCCGATAGTGAATTGGCTTATACAAATTTTAAAACAAGTGTTAGAAATTATAAATGTAAATGGGCTGGGATGCTTCAGTATGATATGAAAAACAAAGAAACAAGAATACACCCAACTCAAAAACCAATTAGGCTTTATGAATGGCTTTTAATGAATTATGCCAAAGAAGGGGATAAGATACTCGATACTCATTTAGGTAGTGGAAGTATTGCTATTGCTTGTCATAACTTAAAATATGATTTAACCGCTTGTGAACTTGATAAGGAGTACTATGAAGCAGCAATAAAAAGAATAGAGCAACATAAACAACAACTAACAATGTTCTAAAAACAAAGATTAAATACGTTATATAATTGAATAAACAAAATACTATCAAATGGATAAAAGAAAAAATAACGGTGGTGCAAGGGAAGGTGCTGGTAGACCAAAGAAAGCAGACGAACTTAAACTTATAGAAAAGTTAGATAACCTTATTGATAATGATGAGGTTATTAAAACACTTGGCAAACAAATCTTCAAAGGTGATAGTCGTGCTATGTCATTATACTTTGGTTATAGATACGGTAAACCAAAAGAGAGTGTAGACATAACATCAACAGATGGGTTCAATATTAACTTTAAAGATATTATAAAATTTAAGTGATAGAAGTTGACCCAAAGTATAACCCTATCCAAACATCAGATGCAAGGTACTATATTGTAACTGGTGGTCGTGGTTCTGGTAAATCGTATTCTATAAACTTATTATTGTTATTGCTCACTTTTGAAGCTGGGCATACAATCTTGTTTACTAGGTTTACATTATCATCTGCATACATTTCTATTATACCAGAATTTATACATAAGATAGAAACACTTAACCTACAACACGTATTTTATATAACAAAAGATGAAATACGAAATAAGCTATCTGGTAGCAAGATAATATTCAAAGGTATAAGAACTTCTAGTGGAGACCAGTCTGCAAATTTGAAAAGTTTAACAAACGTTACAACTTGGGTAATGGATGAAGCAGAAGAACTTAATGATGAAAACATATTTGATAAGATAGATTTAAGTGTAAGAAACCTCAAACAAAAGAATAGGGTAATACTTATTTTAAACCCAGTTACAAAAGAGCATTGGATATACAATAGGTTCTTTGAAGATAAAGGTGTACAAGCTGGTACAAACTCAACCAAAGGAAATACAACCTACATACACACAACTTATTTAGATAACGTAGAAAACCTATCTAAAAGCTATTTAGAGCAAATAGAAAACATTAAGAAACGTAGACCAGAGAAATATAAGCACCAAATGCTTGGTGGATGGTTGGCAAAAGCTGAAGGTGTTATATTTACTAATTGGAAGATAGGTGAGTTTAAAAAAGTTGGTGTAAGTGTCTTTGGACAAGATTATGGTTTTGCAGCAGATGAAAATACATTAGTAGAAACTAACATAGATACAAACAATAAGATAATCTATTTAAAGGAATGTTTTTACTTGAAAGGTCTTACCACATCACAAATAGCTGAACTAAACCTTAAACACGCTAAAAATAGTCTTATAGTAGGTGATAGTGCAGAACCAAGACTACTACACGAACTGAAAGCAAAAGGGTGTAATGTAGTCAAAGCAATAAAAGGTCAAGGTTCAATTACCTATGGTATAGCTTTACTACAAGATTATGACTTGATAGTTGAAGAAAACAGTATCAACCTCATCAAAGAACTAAACAACTACTCCTGGTTGGAGAAAAAGTCTAAAACACCACAAGACAAATTCAACCATATCATAGATGCAATCAGATATGCAATCTCATATCAACTACAAAACCCAAACAGAGGTAATTACTTTATATCATAAAAGTTATTAAATTATTTGTTGGTATGTTATTTATTTGTATATTGCAATATATTAACTAACAAAACAGATATGAAAACACCATTAGAAAAAGCATACGACAAATTAAGAGGATTAGACATAGAGTATAATTCAGAACTACTAACCATTATGAGTAATTTGGCATCAGAAGCATTTAGTGTAGGTTATAACAAAGCGGTTAAGAACACACAAGAGGTTTACAAAAAAGTCTACGAACTATAAAACAAAAGAATATGTATAGTAATTGTTGTGGTGCAGAAGCATCTTATTTAAGTGATGAAATATGTGGTGATTGTTTAGAACACGCAGTATTTAACGAAATAGAAGAATAATGAAAAAATTAATAAACAGATTTTTAGTAAAGAAAAGCATCAGACCATACAAGGTTGTACCTTTATCAACTGGTGTAATTGTAGAACATTACCGTAATGGTAAATTAAAAACAGAATATTATGAATTGGTATGAAACCCCAGATTACCCAGAGTATGAATGCACAGAATGTGGTGCAGATATAGACAAGCCAGGAGTTTGTTCTGGCATTTGCCACGAAGCAAGTATGATTTAGTTAAGTTAGTTAGTTTTGTTTAAAAGGTGCATCAGAAATGGTGTACCTTTTTTTATTATATTTACCTTACTATAAAAAACCATTTTAAAAACGTTATATAAATATGAAAGTTGAGTTAATCATTCCAAGTAACCTATCAGAAATATCTTTAAAGCAATATCAGAAGTTTCTAAAAATACAAGAAACCAATGATGATAGTTATTTCTTACAATGTAAAATGATAGAAATATTTTGTAACCTGGATGCAAAAAGTGCAAGGTTATTAAAACTAACAGATGCAGATAGAATTGTTGAGATTATCAATAATATGTTTGAAGATAAACCAAGTTTAATAAGAACATTTAAAATAGGTGGTATTGAATATGGTATAATTCCAGACTTGGATGAAATGAGTTTAGGTGAGTATATAGATTTAGATACTTACATTGGTGACTGGCAAAATATGCAAATAGCAATGAATGTATTATACAGACCAATCAGTAAAAAGATAGGTGACAAGTATTTGATTAATGAATATACTTTAGATGCAAAAGAAAAGTTAGAAGAAATACCTATGGATATAGTCTTGGGGTCAATTTTTTTTTTGTACAATTTAGGAATAGACTTATCGAAAACTATGGTGGATTATTTGGAAGCACCGCAGATGGACAGCTTGATGCGGGAACAAATTTTTCAAGAAAGTATGGATGGTATCAAAGCATCTTCACTGCACTCGCTCAAAACGATATTAGAAGACTTGAAGATATCACTAAACTAAATGTACATAAATGCTTATACACTTTAGAATATTTAAAAGAGAAAGCAGAAATGGAAGCAAAAAGAATTAAAAAGAATTTCAAATGAGCCAACAAGGAATAAGAGGGTATTATCAACTTACCTCAACGATAGAAGAACAATTAAGAGGTACTGAATTTACTAATACAGTTTCTATTGGTGACATAAGCAAAGTAAACCTAAACAAGCAAGACATATTTCCATTAGCACATATGATTGTAAATAGTGTTTCAGCAGAAGAACAAGTGTTGAGGTTTAACATAAGTATATTAGCTTGTGATATTGTAGACCAATCAAAGGATATAACAACAGATAGATTTACTGGCAACGATAATGAGCAAGATATTCTAAACACGCAGCTATTGGTTTTAAACAAGCTAATACAGAAGTTAAGGATGGGTTCATTGCATACAGATATGTACCAACTTGATGGCAATCCAAGTTTAACACCTTTTAGTGATAGATTTGAAAATGAACTTGCTGGGTGGACAGCAGACATAACAATACTAATTTACAACGATATATACATTTGCTAATGCAGTTTAAAAACGTAGATGAAATATTAAACAAATATGGTAAGTATGTTGTGCAGCAATCTAAATCAAACCTAACCAAAGATAAAAAAGGTGGTGGTGATTTATATAATTCTGTTAGCTACGTTATAGATAAAAGCCAAGACGATTTTTTGTTAGAATTTCTAATGGAAGATTACGGGCCATTTGTAGATAAAGGTGTAAAAGGTAAAACATCAACATACCCAGAAACAAGTGCTGCATTATCAAAGTTTCAATATGGAAGTGGTACTGGCCCAAAAGGTGGTTTAACTAAAGCACTTTACAATCCAGAAACAAAAAGTGGTTGGATAAAGAAAAAGAAATTTCAATGGAGAGATAAAAAAACTGGAAGATTTTTGTCTTATGAAAGTATGAGTTATTTAATAGCAAGAAGTATTTATAACAAAGGTTTAAAAGCAAACCTATTTTTTACAAAACCATTTGAAGCTGGTTTAAAAAGATTACCAGATGATTTATCAAAAGCATTTGTATTGGATATTGAAGATGGTATAATATTAGGAACAAAATAAATTATGGATTGGACATTAGGCATAGCATTTCATTTTCCACATAACAGATTTATGTTAGGTTGGGAGTACATCGCAAAAGATGAAAGGTACACATACACAACAATAAGACTATATTTATTTATAGCTACACTAACACTAGATTTTTAAGATGGCAAATATAGCATTAAGAAACCCACAGTTTAAATTCATAGATGCAAGTGCATCTGCAAAGTCTGTTGAATGTTCAGTTACTATTGATGGAACATTAAGGTATACACTTATAAAAAACCTACCTACTATATTAACTGGTACACAAACAATTAATTTTGATATTGCTGAACTAGCAAGAGATTATATTGAGATTACATACCAAACAGATTATGTACCTCAAACAGTTTCTATTTCAACAGTAATAAAAAGTTACACATTAATAAATGGTGGTGGTACACCTATTGATAGTGCTACTTATACAGATGTTGGTTTTGAAGCCTATGGTGTTTTTACAGAGGGTGTAAATCCAACTGTACCTTTTGGTAGAACTAAACCAACTTACTTAATACCTATTAATGAAGATACAGATACATTTACAATATTAGCACCAAATAATCAAACTGGTAAGATACCAAGCATAACTGCTTTGAGTGGTTTAGTAGCAACATCATTTACTGCATCTGATACAATTGTAACAAATGTTGATGGGGTTGTTTGTAACATTAAAAGAATAGACTGTACAAAGTATGGTGAGGGTAACAGAATTATCTACATAAACAAATATGGTGCCCAGCAAGATTTATGGTTTTTCTTAAAAGAAACTAAAAACATAGCAAGAACTAATGAGGGTTACAAGTCAAACACAATAACCTATCCTAATGGTTCAAGTGCTACATACTCAATACAAAATGCACCAAACAAAGTATTCAACACACAAGCAAAACAAACACACACATTAAGTAGTGGATATTACCCAGAGTTTTTAAATCAACAATTTGAAGAATTACTATTAAGTGAATACATTTGGTTAAGCACATTTAAAAAAGGTAGTGGTGTTATCATACCCGTAAAAGTTAAAACCTCAACAGTAGCTTTTAAAACAAGTGTAAACGATAGACTAATAGAATACACGATAGAGTTTGAAGAAGCATTTGATTATATAAACAACATTAGATAATGCGCACATTACAACTATATATAAAAGGTCAAAGAGTAGATTTGTTTAAAGATGAGAGTGTGCATTTAACTCAAACTATTAAGAACGTAAGGGATATTTCAAAAGTTTTTACTGAGTTTACAAAAACCTTTTCTGTACCAGCATCTAAAAACAACAACAAAATATTTGAGCATTATTACAACTCTGAGATAGTTAATGGCTTTGATGCAAGAGTAAAACAACAAGCAAATTTAGAGTTAAACAACCTACCATTTAAAGAGGGCAAAATTAAATTAGAGGGGGTTGACTTAAAGAACAACGAAGCACACACATACAGAATTACTTTTTTCGGCAATACAATTAATCTAAAAGATGTATTTGCAGATGAGCAACTAAGCACTCTTGAGTTTGGAGATTATTTAAACCAAGAATATAGTTATTCAAATGTAGTTAGTGATATGCAATCTGCAATTTATGGACCAATGGTTGTCCCTTTAATTACGCATACAGATAGAATGTTTTATAATAGTAACACGGCTGCACACGCATACGGGAATGTATATCCACATACTGGTGGTGGAAACGGGATTAATTTTAATCAATTTAAATATGCCGTAAGATTACAAACTATTATAGAAGCAATCGAGGACAAATATAACTTACAGTTTTCTGATGATTTTTTTAGTTTACTAAATGATAATGGTTGGGCAACCTTGTATATGTGGCTACATAGGAAAAGTGGACCAGTAGTACCAGCACAACAAGTACCAACTGCTTACACATTACTACAAGACCTCTATACAACCAATCAAAACCTTAATGTTTCTAGTGTAACCAATGGTGCTATTTTTATAAATGCAGTAGATGTACCAGGTATACAGACTTGGACTATTGGAAGTATGAATTTTGATATTAATCCAGTTAATACTACTGACGTATGGGGTTTACAAGTATTGCGTGACGGCTTGCCTATTCTACAACTAGATAACCAGCAAGGGCAACAGACATTTTCGATAGCGCCTGGACAAGACGGCATTTTAAACAACGCAGTTTATACGTTTAATTTTACCAGTTTAACAAACGTATCTTTTAATCCCGACCAAATATACATTAGAATAAATTCGAGAAGGTATATTGTGCAATCTAATATATCAGTGCCAGAAGTTGATGATTATAAAAATCTCAACTTATTTCAGACTAATCAAAACTTTGAGTTTAATATATCTCAACAAATGCCAAAGATGAAAGTTATTGATTTTTTAAGTGGATTATTTAAAATGTTTAATCTAGTATCCTATATTGAGAATGATATTATTGTAGTAAAAACACTAGATGATTATTACACAAACCCAAATAAATATAATATTGACAAATACCTAGATACAGAAAAATCTACTGTAAACGTTGCACTACCTTTTAAAAAAATAATTTTTGCATACAAGGGTCTTGGTAGTTTTTTAGCAAAACAATTTAATCAATTAACTAATGGGGGTTGGGGGTCTATGTCTTTTACGTTAGACGGCAATATATATGATGCTCCAGAAGAAGAGTACAAAATAGAATTACCTTTTGAACATTTCCAGTATGAAAGGCTATACAACCAAGCGAACACTCCACCTACATCAACACCAGTACAATGGGGTTATTCTGTTAATGAAGACCAACAACCATATATAGGTGCGCCTTTATTGTTTCACGGAATTATACAAGAACTTGTTTTACCGATTAGAATATTAGACCCGTCTACTCCAGGCACTGGTACAAATATACTTACATATATGATACCCTCTAATAGTTTTTTGCTTGACCCATCAGTAAATAAACACAATATACATTTTCAAAACGAATTAAATGAGTACCTAGCAAATGAAACTGGTGGAGAAGCAATAGAGTTTACTGATACATTATTTGAAACAAATTATAAAGAATACATACAGTCTGTATTTGATAATAGTATGAGGCTAAAAAAAGTTACTGCATATCTGCCTATGAAGATTTACTATAACTTAAAGTTAAATGACTTAATAGAATTAAACCAGCAGACATATAAAATAAATTCATTAAAAACAGACCTAACAACTGGTAAAACAGAATTTGAATTACTAAACACAATATTATGATTAAGAATATAATAGACTTGCTACAAGTTGTTGATGGTGATACTGAAAACATAAGAATAGCACAAGGAAAATACAAATTAGCAGAAACACTAACAGAGGGTGTTAAACAAACAAAAAGAAAGTTAAGATGGCACAAAAAATAGAAGTTGAATTTGAGTTAAAATACAAAGAAGCCGTTAAGAATTTAGATGAGTTTCAAAAGGAGTATGCAAAACTTGAAAAGGAAGTTGTAAGTGCTAATGAAAAGACTGCTGAAAGTTTAGAAAAAGTTGAAAAAGGTGCAAAGGACGGTGCAAAGGGTATTAAGAAAGTTGGTGTATCAATAGGAAACCTTGCAAAAGCATCTGGTATTATATTCTTGTTACAAAAAGCATTTGAATTTGTAAGTAGTGCAATACAAGAAAACCAAGTTGTTA